TCAGATCTTCCCCAGGTCTTCGATGTACAAGTTCAAGGGCCAGTCACCGAGACCGTAGGAGGTGACGGCGCTACCTCCCTGAGTCCTCTGCCAGAACAGTGAAGCCCGCAGGGTCCCGTTGGCAGTAGGTTGGAAGTAACCCGTCAGAGTCGCACTCTCTACGTTGTTCGAGTTCGACAGCTCCAGGCCGGTTTCCATCAGGGTCGGTGAACTACCCGTCGGAGCCGACCCGTTAGTGGTGTACCGGATCGACGGACGGATAAGCGCATAGGCAGTAGAAAACCATCCGGCACACGGAGCCTGGACTCGATAGCTTCGTCCAGCCGTCACAGAAGCACTTACGGTCATGGCCCGGTACTGAGTGAAGCTCGCCTGGGAACCCGGCGTAAGGTTGGTAGTCCTTCGAGCCCTGGCGACGACACCGAACGGGAAGCTGCCACCCGCGTCGATACGGTCGATCTCCGCCTGGACAGCATCCGACAGCTCGTTGTAAGCCTTAGGAGCGTCAGGCGAGTCAGTCGGATCAGGGTAGGGGAACTGGTAGTGGGGGCTTGTGCTCATGAGGGCTTCCTCAGTACTCCGAGAATGATCGGGCCAGTAGGCGAGACCGCCACGAGGATTGGTCCGGTAGTCAGAGTCCCGCTCGCAGCGATAGGGCAGTTGGTCCAGAGAGTCCCACGCATCGCCACAGTGTTGGCTCCGGTGGTCTGGTTCCAGGCCACGAGATCCGCAGACTGGATGTTGTAACTAGCGGTTTGAGGATTAACACCCTTATCGAGGAACAGCGGTGCAAGCGTAGGGTCAAGAGGTTGGCTCACGAGGATTCCACCACATCGAAAGTCTTGATAGTCACTTCACGCTCCACGGACAGAGGGATGGTCACGGAGTCGATGTAATGCTTCTGCGCGATACCCACCTCGGGAGTCACCTCAATGACGTCCAGAGGCTCCAGCGCAGGGTTAGGAATCACCATCACCGAAGACGCGACACTCGGAGCCGCCATCTTGGACAACCTGGTAAAGGCAGCCGACTCAGCCGCAGCATTGGTCTTCAGGATCGGCGAGGAGTATCGACTGACGACCTGACCGAACTCCGTAGTCCAGCCGAACATCGGGGCCTGGTTGTACCCGACGAAGAACACGCCGGGGTACTCAGGATCAGAAGACGAGACAGTCACGATATTCGCTACGCCGTCCCGGGAGACCCCGCGAGACCACTTGATCAGGTTCTCGCCGGGGGTCGCCTTGTAGACAACGGGCTTGGTCGTGACATCCGTACTGATGATGTCCAGCTCGCCCTTGTGGTTGAACCTCATCGTGAAGGGACCGATCTCCGACAAGCGGTTCTGGCACCACTCGTAGGTCGAGTCCTCGACCATGGCTCCACCGGTCCCGTAGGAGTTAGGGTTCAGAGCCAGCCAGTTGATCGGAACGATGTCGAACAGGAACATGCCGTAACCGTCCTGGTTCGGGTTCCCGGTGTTGTGAGGATCAGCATTGATCCACCGATCGAACGCGACCTTGAGAGTCTGTGCCGGATAGCTGGGAAGCGTAGGAGGCGCAGCCCACAGAGTCCGGTTCTCCATCATCCGGGATATACGGTCGGTCCCGGAAATCTTGATAGGGCCGTCAGGAGCGTCGTCCTGGTCGATGTCGTCGATACGGAAGTAACCGAGACCGATCCACTCCACGGACCCGTCTCCGTAGTCGACTCCCCGCTCTACGAACAGCTCCTTACCAAACGGGAGAACCTTGTCGAACCACTCACCAGGAACCTCAAGATCGAGGGTGCTCTTGATATCGGAGAACGCTTCGAGCTTGACGTCGCCGGACAGGATAGGAATCTCTTCGCCGGCAGGGTTCAGTCCGAACGAAGGGGTTTCATCTACAATCCGGGCTCGGAACACAGCCTTGTGAGAGCCCTTGATCGTGTCAAGGAAACGGGTAGAAACAGGACGCATAGGATCAACTCACGATAACTGCAGAAGGACTACCGACCACTCCAGCGAGATCCGCGTAGGTGGCATTCGCAGCGGACACGGCGGACCAGCTAGACCACTTCGAACTGACCGTGTTCCAGCTAGCCGCAGAGCCGTAGACACCAGGACCGGGCTTGGCTACCTCAATCACCGGGATCTCCCAGCGGGCGGTGACGCTGCGCTGGGAGGGCCAGTCGTAGGAATAGTCACCCGGGACCACGTACATCGAAGGCAACGGTGCCGACGGCGGGACGTGAAGCAGCATGACCTGACCGCCGAGGAGAGCGAGGTCCAGGTTGTCCCGCGCCTCAGTCGTCCGGGTCCGGACGTACACCGTGGTACTCCGGGAAGAGTGGACGTCAGTGACAACGACGGGGTTGACCCTGCCCCGGACCTGGAAGATTCCGTTCCGGGAGCTACGGGAGATCTCGTCCCAGCCGTTGAGCTCAAGCCGAGTGTTCAGGTAAGGTTTACCCACGAACTTCAGCCAGGCGTTGGTCATCATCGGAGTGATGGAGGCCGTACCCTCGGAGTCCCGGTAGAAGTTAGGGACTCCGGGCGTGAACTCGTAGTCGTCGATGGTGCTGCCGGCGGACACAGAGCTAGCAGCACCACGGACGTAGGTCCACCTGATCCCGTCTGTCGAGTGCTCCACTGTACTGGTGGTCGAGAGCGAGATCCTGACCCGAGAGATCGAGTCGTCGTAAGAGAGTGTCAGAGCCATTAGACGGCGAACCTTCCTGCCTTAGTGGTACGTCGGACAGTCCGGTCCCGGTTGTCGAACTCGACCCGAATCAGATCCTTCAGTCGAGGGTCATCGACATAGATGTGGACCTGTGGCTCGATGGCAAACGTCTGATTGCTACCCGTAGAAGAACTACCGACAGCCCCGCCGCTAGCGAACGCAGGGAAGGAGCCGGAGCGGATAGCCCTGCGGAGAGCGTAAACGCGGGCCTGCCCTCCCAGCTTCCGGACTTCCTTAGCTGTGAGGACGTGTTCACCGTTAGACAGTTTGGCCGTGATCGAGTCAGAGGTTCCAGTACCCGCACCTCGGACTGATCCGCCACGAGCGTAAGCCTGGACGGCCCCACCCTGAGCGAACCCGAACCAGTTACCCACGCGCTTGGCAACCAGCTCAATAGTCTTCCGAACCGGGATGGCCCTGAGGAACGTACCCAGTGACGACATGGCGCCGCTGTTGTTACCGTTGATACCGACCGTACCGCGAGAACCATTGATCTGACCGGTAGTCTTGTCCAAGGTACCGGTAGCCGGGCGGTTGTTGGCGTTCACCGTAACGGTTCCGGTACTACCATCTGCGTACTGAACAGTGGCGGTAACCTTTCCGTTGGCCGGATTCTGGTTACCGTCGATCGTGATAGTCCCGCGCTGACCGTTGGCGAAGGACACTGCCTGATAGGTCTTATCGCCTACAGGAAGTGCGTTACCGTCCAGAGTAATGGTTCCGGTAGACCCGTCTGCGTTAGTGATTACCGACTGAATCTTACCGGTAGCGGGGTCCGGGTTCCCGTCAATCTGGACTACAGGACCTTGTGTACCGTTGGCCTGGTTGATCCATCCGAGCAGGGCGTCACCGGCAGGTACGGCGTTACCGTTGATGTTGACCGTGCCCTGGGTGGTGTTCAGCTCCTCGACGAGACCGCGAAGGGCTTCCGTAGCGGGAACCGTCTCGCCATTGATCTCAACCTCGCCCTGGCCCTCGTTGATCGCAGTGACCACCCGTTCCAGAGCGTGAGAAGCACCCATAGTGTCCGCGCCGATCTGTACCTGAGTATCAAGATCACGGGTTGCCAGCCTGAAGATGTTCAGGTTCCGACTAGCTTGCTCGGTGTTAGCGGACACGATGAACGGAGGTAGTTTCATCGTCGTACCCCCGCCGGACAAACCCTTCACAAGCTCAGCACGAGAACGTCGACCCTGCTGGAAGAAGTTGTCAGCCAGTCCGCCGAAGTCAAGGGAGGCGGCCTTGTTGACGTTGTCCTGGAAGCCGGAGAGGACGTAGTTGCCGGAAGTAGTGCCGAGACCCTTCCAGTCCTGGGTAGCGAATGATCCTGCGATTTCGCCGGCGGCAAGGATTCCGATACCGACAGCGGCCCCGATCAGGCCACCTCGAAGCCCCCCTGCGAACCGCGTCCCAGCAGTACGGCTGGACGTGTTCGCCTTGCCTCCGAGATTAGCCATATCGGAGATCAGGCCAGCAAACGAAACAGCCTTCGCCGCGAGCGAAAGACCCTTGAGAGCTACAGCGGCGGCGATAAGATAAGGAGTAGCGGAAGCGATAGCGGAGATCCAGGCTCGGACCTCGTCCTGGTTCTCGCGAAGCCACGAAGCGACGTCCTTGAGGACCGGACCCCAGGTTTTGGCCAGCTCTCCGAACAGGTAACCAAACAGAGGAAGTAGTTCCTCGATTACCTCTCCGAGACCTTCCCAAAGCACCTTGAAGTCTTCGGCGTAAGGAGCCATCTCGTCGAACATTCGAGAGAGGCCACGGTTCAAACTATCAATGAATGATGCGAACCCCTGAGCAGCGGGGCGCATCTCTGAGCCGAACTTGATCAGCCGTGCAGTGAGATCGACGAACAGGTTACCCATCGACCTCGTGACTGGCTCGGTCGCTCGGAAAAAGCCGTCGAGATCCTTCTTGAACTGCTCGGTCCGGAACAGGTTAGCTAGACGGTCACCCGTATCCGAGAGGATCTTACCTGTCCGGGCAACGGCAGAATCGAGTACAGGGAACAGCTCGATACTAGCGTCCAGAGCACGAGTGATTCCAGGAAGTGCGTTATCAGCGGCAGTACGCTTGAGCTTGGCGAACTCCTGACCGGTCTTGACAAGCTGCTTCGTGAACTCGCGCTGAGACTCCGGCATCTTGGCGAGGAGCTTGTTGTACTCAGTCCAGTCGCCGGACTCCATACCCTGCTTGAAGGCGTCGAGAGCATCCCCGACGCCGGAGAAGGCGAGAGCTAGAACCCCACCAGCAGCGCCGAGAGATCCAATACCTGCGAGAGCGCCGGCGATAGCAGGGCCACCGAGTGAACCGATAGCCCCGACAAGACCTGTGATCCCTGCGGCCTTAGCGCTAAAGTCAAGGCTACGAGAGGCCCTACGCTGAAGCCGCTGAAGGTCTCGTTCTGCCTGACGTGCAGCTCGGTTTAGCCCTCGTGCCTCGCCATCGAAACGGACCTTTACAGTACGAGAGGTGTTACGTTCGGCCATTAATGAGCCCATCTCTGAAGAATGTCGTCCGCAGCCTGATTCCACTGCTGTGAAATCTCGGCCTGTTGTGACTCCACGGTGGTGAAGAACCAATAAGAGTCCTGGCCGACCCAAGGCCGATACTGCTTGAGTTGATCCGATCCAAACTCAGAGCCGAACAAGACCTTGTAGGCAGGCTTTCGGTTACGACCTACCCGCTTAGCGCCACCGGCTTCGATGACAGGAACCCGGTCGCGCTTGGCCTTGACGGTGGGCGCGATGAGTGCCGACTGACCGCTATCGGCTGAGGCTGCCGCCTTCACCTTCACGGCCAGCTTCTCTGCGATGCTCTTGGTGCGGTCCCGGAGCTCGTTGTTGGCGTCCGGAGGAAGTTCTTTGAAAGCTCGGATCGTCTCGTTAAGGCCGTCGATCCGGATCTTGATAGTGACAGCCACTAACCCTCCATCTGTACTGGGTCGGAACTACTGTCCGTCAGGAGTTGGATGGCAGTAGCGATAGATCTCTCGCCTTCCTCAGCCCAGACAGAAGGTGGAATACCTGTGCGGATCGCTAACTGAATGCAGGTGTGATTCAGCGATCCGGGTTGGTAGGGTCCGGCTCATCCTCCGCGACGATTTCCATATCGCACTGGCTCTCGAAATCGGAGAGGCTTCCGGTGAACAGGCCCTGGCGCTTAGAGGCAGCGTGAGCCAGCGAGTAGGCATCCTGCATAGTGAATGCTTCCATCAGGTTACTGACGGAGCGGTTCTTGGCAGTCTTCTCCCAGATAAGGATGTCGCGGGTACCTGCCGACACGACGTAGCTGCCCTGGCCATCAGGAGTAACCTTGAAGTTGAACATTATGATTCCTTACGAAAGGGGTAGGGGATGAGCTGAAGGGACTTACATGGCTCCCCTACAGGCCAATGCCCAACAGCTTTAGTGCTCCGGGCAGCGCTTTCGACGTACGGTCCCTGTAAGCGGGTCGTACGTCTCTACGCAGCCACAATCAAAAGTGATACCCACGGGCCAACTAGTTCGCTCGATGGGTGGGGCACTTGTATTCGACCTTGTCTCCGGTCTTGAGATCGATGTCCCAGGAGCAGCCGCAATCGGCCAACTCAGCCCTCCGAAGGAACCGGACGGGAGTAGACGGGCTTCCCGATGATTTGGAACTCCGCCTCCTGGGTCTCGGTCTCACGAACCTCGCCACCGATCGACGGAGCCTTGAGACGGAGGGTGCCGGCCCAACGAACGTGCTCACCAACGATGTCCGGGTGGTTGTCGAGCTGGAAGGTGACGTTCTCGCCGTCGTGAAGCATCAGGTAGTCCGAGATGCCGTCCTCGGTCCAGTCCGAGTAGAACGTGAGGGTCAGCGACCAGGCCGGGTCAACCTCCTCGAAGTCCTCGCCGTCCGGGCAGTAGGAGTAAATCTTCTCAGGGTCATCAGTGTTGTTCGAAAGCTCCCACTGCGAGATCTGGCAAGCAAACTCGTTGGTGGTGTCGAGAGCGAACGTGATGACCTTGTTCTTACGGTGCTTGATAGCCATACAAAGTCCTTAGTTATTTGACTGGTGCGCGTCAGTACGAGAGCGCCACTGAAACAGTGAAGTTGTAAGAAGGGAGTCCAGAACCCTCACTGGAACTCCAAGAGCCGGTCGAGGCCCGAGTGATAACCATGTCCGGGTGATCGATGGCATCGGATACCTTCGAGACCGCAGCGAGAAGGCTCTCGGTAGCGCGGTTATCGAACTTGACGATGTAGGCCACCTGGAACAAAGCGGAAGTAGGTTCCACAAAAGCGGCGTCCCATTCCAGTTCAGGAAGCGACACCATGATTCCTGGAGGGTCTACCCGTGCGTCCAGTGCGTCGTAGACTCGGACCGTAGAACCCAGGCTATCCCGAAGAAGATCGATAAGTTCCGAACGGGCAGTCAGAACATCCATCAGGCAAACCTCGGAGGTGCGAAACGGCCAATCTGAAGCAGACGCTCAATATCCGGATCGAACGAGGGAACGCGTGCCGCCCCTAGTTCACCCATCTCGATTAGGGCAGCCGGGGACCGGCGACGAACCCACCATCGTCCGGCAAGTCGGATGACCCCCAGCTTGACGTCCTCAGGGATCTCGTCACCAAGGTCCGGTCGGACACGTCGCACGAATGCGATAGCGGCCTTCAGAGACTCCTGAAGGTCATTGTCGTCCCGAGCGTCAGAGAAGTCGACGTCGAGATCGTTCTTAAAGTCAGCGAGGGTTACCCAAGCCATAGAAACTCCAGAAGGGGTTAAGAAGGCGGGTCCCGGCGAATGGAGACCCGCCTTCCGGGATCAGCCGGCGTCGATACCGAACTGCTTGACCGACGCACCCGCGTACTTCACGAAGGTGGCGGTGTAACCCCAGATGCCCAGCTTGATCTGCTCCGGGCCGAGCGGCTGCTCGTAGGAGAACTGGGTAACCGGCGACTCGAACAGCAGGACATCCGACGCCCGGACGGCCAGGATCTGGCCACCGGTCACACCGTCAGACGCGATGACACCCAGACCGTGGACCTCACCGTCAGTCTCGACACCACCGACACCGACAACGTTCATCGGGCCGTGGTTGCTGCGAGGCATGAGCGGGCGGTTGGCACCATCCTTCAGCTTCAGCAGCTCGCCGTAGGTCTCGACGTCCATGACAGCCAGGTCGGCCGGGAGCTTGCGAGCGATGCGAACCGCGAGAGCCGCATCCAGGACACCGTCAGCCAGGTCCGCAGCAGCGACATCGCCGATCGAGGCACCAGCGGAGGCGACCATCGCAGCGACGACAGCAGCCTCGACCTTGGCGTTGTAAGCCCCTACCAGGTCGCCGTAGATCAGAAGGTCCACAGCCGGCGAGGACGAGTCCAGCATCTGCCGGGTAACGATCTGTCCACCAGCGGTCAGCTTCGGGGTCACGTTGGCGGTGGAGCTGGCCCACTCGTCACTGAAGTCAGTAGCCGCCCCCTCAGAAGCCTGGGCCTTGACGACGTCGTCAGTGGCCGCAGTCTGCTTCGGGAGGGTGAGGGACTGCGCCGAGTTGATCGGAAGGTTCCGGACAGCGGAGGCAGCGCGACGACCCTGACGGGCCAGCGTCTCGAACTCCTCGGTCAGCCAGCGCGGGGCAACCACACCAGCACCCGCCGGGGAAGTCGTCAGGGCGCGGTTGTGCACCTGAAGACGATCCTCAGCGTTACGGTCACCACGGCTACGGGAGTTCACGAGGTCCCCGAAGAACGAGTGCTCCCCGCCACGGACGTAGGTACCCGGGTCCCGGTCCACAGCGGTGGTGGAGGCGGTCCGGACCTCGGTCGCAGTCTCAGCAACCTTGGCGTTACGGGCGTCGATCTCGTGAAGGGTCTCGATCTCGCCCGCCAGGGTCTTCAGAACCTCGGACTGCTCAGAGATGGAACGAAGCTCATCTCCGGTCAGGTCACGGTCCTCGTTCGCTGCCCGGGTCTGAATGCCCTCGACAGTGGTCTTGATGCCGTCGTACTTCTCACGCAGACGGTCAGTGTAGGCGTTAGCCATTAGTACTCCTAGAAATAAAGAATCAGATGAAGGAATGCTCTAGGGACAGAGGTGTCTGGTCGGAGGATGAATGCCTTCATCCGCTCGGCCTGAGGTGTCTGTATGAGAAGCAGGCTCAGAGAGGTCCGAGCCAGGTGAATGAAACGAAAGTCGTGTAGCTCGTGTCAGAAGCGACTGAGAAGCCGGAGGTCCCGGTAGAGATGGCTCCGATACCGAGAGTCCAGTTAGGGCCAGTAGCCGGGATGACTCGCGACACGGAGAGCGAGCCCCCGGTCCCGGTCTGATAGGTAGAGTTCTCCGCGTATCGACCGAGAGTGTTCGCCGGGTATACGATGGCGAGGTAACGAGTCTGGTTAGCCTGGGCACCGGCGAATCGGATACCGGCCTCGACAGACCAGCGGCCGGCCCAACCCAGGGTGAAGACAGTGTTCCCCGACGATCGGGATACACCCTTCTCGCCGAGGTTCGTAGCGAAAGGAATCAGGCGGTACGAACCAGAAGCGCCAGAGAACACGGTGCCCGCAGAGTTCTCGTAGTAGCCGTGTGGCGTGTAGATAGCCAGGTCGTTGGTCTCTTGGATCGTGTAGTACTGGCTGTCGTGGTTATGAGCCGTATTAGCCTTAGCCGAGAGCAGCGTGTTGGTTTCGCTCTCGGTGTAGTACCGGTCATCGTGAGTGTGGAGCAGGGTCGCCTTGTTAGCCAGGTCCGCAGGAAGGTTCTCCACATCCGACTGAGGGACCTGGCCGTAGAACCTATGACTCATCAGCCGTGACCTCCTTCAGGTTCGGTCACGGCCGTCGCGACTGTGCACATGCGTGTCGCTCCTCAGACCGGCTGGACGAGAACCCGGTGAGAACTCACCGTCGGGACGAAGGAACCGAAGTCCACCGTCACCGTGTTGTTGTCCGTACGGGAGACCACAGGAAAGACAGTCTGGCCGGTCGAGACTTCGACCACCGAGACCACAACGTCAGTCGTAGCCAGCGAGTGAGTCACTGCGAACGAGGAAACCGTGTTATCGCCGATCGTGGTCTTGTAGTTGACGGCGCCGGACGGTGACTCCTCCAGATCCTCAACACGAGACTCCAGAGCCGCGATCAGCGCAGTGATCGTGGTAGCGAACTCCTCGTCGTCGTTGATCGCAGCCGCGATCTCAGACAGAGTGTTCAGAAGCTCAGGTGCGTTATCGATGTCGAGGACGGTGTCAATACGACCATCGATAACGGCCTGAAGACCAGAGATCAGTGAAGGGTTAAGGGAGCCGGTAGCGTTGTCCAGGTTCGAGGCATTCGCGGCCGCGGTATCAAGCTGCTGCTTAGTAACCGCATGGTTGGAGCTAGTGCCTGGCTGAATCGCTACCTGGCTGTGGAACTTCTGCTCAGCCAAGAGATAGTCCTAAATCTAAGAAAGTCGTGCGGTCCCGGCAACGGACTCCTCAAAGATGAGGGTCACGGTGCCGGATGACCAAATGATGAGAGGAAAGTGAAGGTTGCCGATGAGATCCTGAACCTCGACGGAAGGATCGAACGGCAGGCCATGGGGGATTACCCAGACTGAGCTAGCAGTGTTCTGGGAGTGAAGGTAAGAACCGATCGACTCATTACCGGAGGTCAGTCCGTTCACGGTGTCGATGAGTTGGTTCTGATGGTCGGCACGCAGGCGGTCGCCCGGCCGGACTCTAGGAACGCTCACGACCAGACTGCCGGCCACGAGATCTTCGGGGCAGTCTGACCCTTCTCCACAGAAGCGAGGTCAACCTCAGTCTCAGACGCCTTGAGCTGAACCACGTACTGACGAACCACCGAGTTGACGGTCTCAATCACATGGTAAGCGACTCCGAGAGGGGAGGTTCCCTCGTCGTCGTTCGCTGCGAGCTCCAGTTCGATCGCACCTTCTGTAAGGCAAGCCACGACTGGCGAAGCCGGGATGATCTCCTCGTTCTCCATAGCCGCCGTCGGAATGAACATGACCGAACCCTCGGCGACAGCGTCAGCGGAGTTCGTCCAAGAACCCTTAACAGTAACCATCGTAAACAAGCTGTCTCCTAGAGGAAGAGTGTGTCCCCTGGGTGAATAAGGTGAGGAGACGTGAGGTGAGTGTTCTTGGAGTAGAGGTCCTGCCAAGTCGTACCGTGAGCTTGAGCGATATCGGAAAGGGTGTCGCCAGGCTGGACGGTCACCGTCTTGGAATGCTTAGGCTTGGCCGTCTGGCTCTTGGCAACCTTGTCGCTGGAGTGCTTCTTCTCTGTAATCACAGGGGCGGAGCTGGACAGCTTACCGCCCCAGCAACCCTCAGAAGCACTCCAAGGGGAAGTTCCCCGGGCCTTGTAGATCCGCTCCGCTACGGTCTTCTGCTGGCTGTAGGAAGCCTGGATAGCAGTAGCAGCGAACTCGGTACCGCCGAAGTCCCGCCAGGTACCGTTTGTGATCTGGAAGTACCCGCCAGCGGTGTAGTACGAAGGGTTCGAGGAGTGCATGTAGTTCATGACGTTCCGGCCGCCGGACTCGCATTGGGCAATGACGTCCAGCGGGCCCGTAGGGTGAAGTTCCACCGGGTCAGGTCCCCGAGCGATAGAGACGACGATCAGTAGCTCAGGTATCAAGACGGCCTTCAATCTGGTCGAGTCGGGCTTCGATACGGTCCAGGGATTCCTTCCCCCGGTATCCGAAGGAGTCAGCGTTCATTGCGTAGCCGAGAACCGTGTCCGTGTAGCTAGAGCCTTCGATCCGACGACGGAGACGCTGGGTAAGTTCACGATGGACCTCACGAAGCATTCGGTCCTGTTCGGGAGTCAAGTAGTTATCTCCAATCGAGGCGACCAGCCGACGGAATGCGACCATGTCGAAGTTGGGATCGATCTTCCGACCCACGGGACGAGCGGCTTCCTTGTGAGCGATTACTCGCGGCACCGGAAGGCCGTAGTGATCGATGAGCGCCTTGCACAGTCGTGCGTAGGCGTCGTACTGGTAGGCGGGCCAAGCGGAGGTGCCGGTAGCTTCTGCCTCGATACCGATAGACCAAGAGTCGGTCTGCCAGTTCTCGGCGACGACTCCTGCGTGATAAGACAGTCCGGCTGCCACGACGTGAACAATCCCGGACCTGGAAAGGTAGAGCTGGGAAAGAGGACCGGCGAGCGAGGAGGTTCCGTACTTCACGACGTTCAGCGAGGGTGACTCACCAGAAGGAGCCCCGGCTGTGTGATGGCACATGATAGAACCAACGCCCGACATCTGCGCATGGCCTCGGTTCTTCCAACCCGCCTCTTCGACCACGACAAGCCCAGACTTCCGGCAAGCGTCAGCGAGATCAGTTAAGTACAACCTAAGCTCCAAGCACAGGTGCAATAAGGCTTCCCAGAGTTCCACCAGCGGCAGCCGCGATACCCGAGGCAATCCAGACAGCCTTCTCCAACTTGCGGATACGGCTCTCGTGGTCAGGGTCAGGGACTCGGTCCTCCAGCTTGGAGATCCGGACCTCGTGCCCGTCGATACGCATCAGGATGTGGTCGAGCTTGGTTTCCATTCGGACGAGACGTTCCAGAAGCTCTGGAGTCATGTCGTCCATCAGGTCCGGCTAGGAAGTGCAGGGATAGAAGCGAGGATCTGAGCTGCCTTCTCGGAGTTCGTCAGCTCGTAGATCTCACGGACATCGGTAACCACCGAGAGATCCCCGTAGGCCGGCTCCTCGACTACCGCAGTCTCAACGAGGGTGGCAGAGGTCCGAACGGTCACTCCCTTGTCCCTGCGGTTCTGACGGGCGCGGAAGCCGATGGACAGTCCCGTAAGAACACCGTCACGGAGCAGGGTCAGAGTCTCGTCGCCGATCAGGGTCTCCGAGATCTTCCACTTTCCGACAAGACCCTCGGCGGACTCACGAAGCTCGACCGCCTTACCGATTACGGAACCACCCTGGGTGATGTGCTTACGGGTGAAGAACGTCCGGTGAGCGGCGGAGAGCTGCTTTGCGAATGCGCCGCGCTCGAACCGCTCGGTCAGGTCCTGGGAGATGAACTGGTCGATACCATAAGGAACAGCAAGACCCTCGACCTCTCGCTTGGACTCGTTGATGTCGACGTCGTCAGCAGAGGCGGCAGATCGGATAAGGAGCGAGCTACCCGAGTCCTTCGCAGGCTTGCTCGTTCCGGGCAGGAGTTCAGTCATTAAGGTTCTCCTCGTCGGAGTCGATTACAGGAGGCTCCGGCGGGTTGAGGAACTTGTCGTCCTGACCGGGGATGGCAGGAAGATCTTCCAGTGCACGAACCTCGGAAGGCATCAGGAACTTGTTTCGGAGAGCGATCTCGTGAGCCTGGTAACGGGTCAGCGTGTCAGTCCGGAGAAGCGAGTCTGCGTTGGCCTTGACTGTGGTTCCCCGGGGATGGGCCTTCGTGAACTCCTGCTCGAACCGCGAGAGAATACCGCCGACGGTGAACTTCAGGAGATCAATACCCTTCTGCTCGCCATTCTCGTAGGTCATGGACTGAGCCTCGACACCGAGGAACGACAGCGGGATACCGAAGACTAGACCGATCTCGTGGATAGTCAGCTTCCGGGCTTCGAGGAGCTGCGCCTCGGAAGGGTTCCAAGCAACCGGAACGAAGTCGGTCGTAGCATTCAGCACCGCGACAGAGCGGGTGGACTGAGCGTTCATCCAGCCGGTCTTCGTAGCCTGAAGATCCTCAACCGTGGCGTCCGGGTTACTCACCTTCAGAACACCGGTAGGCACCCCAGAGTTAGAGGCACCGGAGGTAGCGCGGTCCTGGTCCTTGGAGAGCTTCCACAGACCTCGGAACATCTCCAGTCGAGAGAACCCTCGAAGCTCGCCGGGGAGCGCGTGGTCCTTGACGTGGAAGATGTCGTCCTGGTCGTACTCCCTGTCACCGATGCGGTAGACCCTGCGGTTGTCCCTGAGCTGGACCATGACGGAGGTAGCAGGAACGGGGATCATCGCAGTGGGCCAGCCCTCAGAGTCCCGAGCGGTGTAGCCAGCGATGGCGTTCCCGTTGAGCAGGTAGTCGAGCACCAGCGAGGCGAACGTCGTAGTCCGGGTGTCCAGCGGGTTCGGCTGATCCAGGAGTCTGGAGTCAACCTTCTCCGCGTCCCGACCGCCGTGAGTCCGGTAGGCGTGCCAGGGCATCGAGCCGACCAGGTCCGAGAGCAGCGTGACGGACCGGTGGACGGCGGGGATACCAAGCGTCGAATGAGGTCCGTACTCGGGTCCGAGTCCGTCCGGAGGCTGAAGGATAGTGAAAGACTCCGAGAACCCGGTCTGAGTATTCGTGACCTGGTACTGGAGATTACGAGTCAGTAGGCGGCCCAGCATCCTGAACCTCCTTCAAGGTAGCGATGGCGGTGACCAGGAACCCGGCGGCCAGGAGCGTCCAGCCGGGTCCCGTGAGCAAGAAGAGTCCAGCAAGCAGAATCAGGAGACCCGCGGCCTGGATAGCAGTAAGAATCATACGACCAATGGTTTCGGTAGTGGCTTCTCGGCAGGTTGGGTACGGAGCACGTACACGGCGAAAGCAGCGGCATAGACAGAGTCGACGTATCCGATACCGCCCTTACGAGCGAATCGCCAGCCATCTCCGACGTTGTACTTCGAGGCCTGAGCGACCTGAGTAGAAAGAAGGGGGTCGCCGGGATGCGTCAATCGAGTAGAAGCAACGAGATCAGCGAACACCTGGCAACTCTCTGCCACCTCGGTGCCCTTCAGCTCAATCGCTTCGATGCCTCGTAGCTCCGGAGCCAGGACACCAGCGGGACCGCTGGGGGCCCAGCACAGACGGTTCTTGAACTTGGAGAGCACTCCGGGCAGCTCGGTACGAGCGTGGTCCGGGGTGTCCCAGGCAGCGATGACCTCCACCCGGTACTTGCCTCCACCGGTGTCGGCAGCCGCGACCAGGGACACGTGTGTTCCGTCAACCGCGACGTCGAGACCCAGTACGAGATCGTCCCGGTACTGCTCCAGCGTCAGGCCAGGGTCGGCGGACGACTGCCATGCCTGAAGATCGATGGCTCCGTCCAAGGACTCCACCGTCTGGCACAGGTGCTCAGTTCTGAACACCGCGGGCGTGGAGGTTGCCAGCGCGCCGCGAAGGGTGTCCTCGGTGATGAGGTACCCGAGCGAGGGGTTACTAGACACCCAGGCGTCAGGATCATCGAGTTCACAGCCGTCAGGAGCGGACCACTCGAACAGACCGAGAGTGGTCTCGTCCCCGGTAAGTGCTGAAGCTCGGAGGGTGTTGAGGACGACGGAGCTGGAGTCCCCAGCGTTCGAGATCCCGACCTTCAGGGACTCCGGACGGGCCGTGGTCGTAGCAGCCAGCGCAGACCACGAATCCCAGTCCCGGTGCTCACGAAGCTCGTCCAGGATCAGGAGGTCAACCGAGAGCCCTCGGCCGGCGCCCCGGGTAGTAGCGGAGATCCTGTACCGGGCACCCGAGCGGAGGGTGATGCACTGCTCGCCGTTGGTCCTGCGAACGTCCTTGATCTCAGGAGCCGTGTGAGGACTGGCCTGGGCGTGATCGACAGACTTCGTCCAGGCTTCCCGAGCGATGTCGAGCGCCTGGGCCGTACCGAGGATCAGCTTCGCCCGGTCCGAGAACATCAGGTACAGCGAGAAGATCGACAGAAGCTCCGTCTTGCCGTTCTGCCTCGGGAGGAGGGTGACGACCGTCTTGTACCGAAGCCGACCGTCGTGGAGTTCCAGAGCGTGGATCAGCCACCACTCTTGCCACGGGAGCAGTTCGATACCGAGGATCACATTGGCGAAGCGGATAGCCTCGAAGCCAAGAGAAGTCTCGGGAGTCAACTCCTGAAGAGGCTCAGTGAACAAGCGTGGAGTTGTTGAACCGATAAGAGTGGCGCCGGGTAGGGGTTTCAGCGCCATTAGGTTACTTTCTGAAGGTCGCTAGTTCATCCGAGCTAGGGCGGGTACCGCCGCGAGCTGCCGGTGTAGCGCCAAGCTCTCGGAGTACCGTCACGAGCTGCGCAGCGAGTGCGGCCTTGGAAGTGGGGGAGCCCTGACCCTTGATAAGCTGGATCAGTTCCTCGGCAAGCCAAACGAGTGGGGCGTCCTCGGCTTCGAGTTTGAGCTCAGCCAAGGCCACAGTGAGATCATCGAGCTGGTCTATGGCGAAGCGGTCAATCATCATCGCTCTCAGAAGCCTCTTCCTGAGTGGCTAGCACTAGTGCGTCGTCACGAGGGTCGGAGGCGTCGTCTCTACTAGCCTCCTCCGGGGGTCCCAGAGCGTCCTCAGAGCCCGTTTCAGCTTCCGGGGTACTCTCACCTACCCCCGGGCTAGAAAGGGCTTCAGATTCACGATCCTGGGGCAACGCCGGGCAATTCCAGTAGTGGTTCAAGGTGTCAGATCCTTAGCAGTAAGCTCTCCGAGAAACGCACCAACGATCAGGGTCACTGCGAACGCGATCATGAACCAGTGCCTGAGGGCTAGGCGCGGGGAGAGAGATTCGCGGGGGCACAGATGTGGACGGGTCACCCCTGGCTCAAAAAACGGTTCGGCTGACGAGTAGGGCACCAAGGAAAGTGTTGAGGAGCAGAAAGGTAAACGCCGCAGTAGTTGCAACGAGGCTCTTCGTTCATTACTTGTTCCACCATTGATTAACGTTAGGCTTAGGCGTGTGCTTAGTAGGATCGCCGATAGGTGCATGGCATGGGTGGCACGCACTGATCAGGTACCGCATGTCATCACCAGTCACACCACGGCCTACTGTGTGGTGTACCTCAGTGGCTTTATGAGCACAGTAAGGACCGCGGATAAGGCACTTGTAATCATCGCGGGTCAGCACGGCCTGACGAGTCTTCCGCCAGGCTGCTGTAGAGCCCTTACTCCAGTTCCTGCTCAAGGTCCGAACTCCGGTAGAGGGCCTTCTCTATGGTTCGGCCCTTGGTGTAGTCATAGAAGTAGTAGGAACCGACCTGCTCTAGTGCTTCAGGGTTGAAGCCGAGCTTGCTCACTTCCTCGGCGGTCAGAAGGATTGGCCTTTCCTCAAGCACGGGGAAGGCCCTTAGCGATTCGGCCAGTCTTATTCAGCGAGTCGCCATCGGGGGAAGAATCGCTGACGATCGCTTGAACCGGGAAGCTACGTCCAGAACCCTCGATCGAATGGCGGAGCTTGACCGTGGAACGACGGGTCTTGATTCCTACGAGTTCCAGCAGATCGGCCGGGACCTCGACTTCGGGCTCGGTCAGAGTCTCGTAACCATCGAGTTCGACAGCGAGCTTCGCCTTGGCACGGGAGAACGACTTGCGGGACGGGTGCGAGGAGGAGAAGACGTTCTCACCCTCGTAGAAAGCGTCTACGGCCCTTCGCTCTGCCGGCGTCAGGACCTCAAGGCAACCGGGGACGGCCTGAGCCCAAGCGGAAGGGCTGTCATCGGAGTCGCGAAGCCAGTTCGTATGCGCCTGCACGTCCAGGTCGTTGTAGGGCTCGTTCATCTTCCAGATCCAGTTCTTTGTTCCAGCGGGAGGCGTCTCCGCGTATCGTTTGAAAGTCAGTCGGGACATGGCCTTGTCCGGGTAGTCGGCCTTGTAGATCTGGTAGGCCGTATCGACAGAGCGAGACTTACCGAACTCGTCGACCAGGTACTGCCAGACTCGGCGGTGGTTCCGGTTCCGAGGGTCATTTGTTCGCCGACGCTCCTCGTGACCACGAGTTGAGCGGGGTCCGTCGTTCGCGGTGACGACGCGGTGGGGGCGGGTGCGGGGCCCGATGGCGTTGGTGTGCGACGACAGCGTGATCATGTCGGGCCGTCGGTGGAGGCGGTGGGCCCTCCCGGTCGGGGTACCAGCCAGTCCCGGGAGGGCCACCTCAGGCGCGCGGGAGGCGCCCGTGGTCACGGTAGGCAAGAACGTCGTAGAGGTTGAAGCCCGGCTGGTGGCCGGTCGGCTGGAGTGCCGGTGTGGGGGTCGGCTGCGGCCGTGGGGGCATGCCCGGGCGCGGGTGCTGCGCGGGACGGGTGCGCTCGGGTGGCGGCTGCGGCCGCGTCGGGCGCGGTGTTCGGGCTGCGGCACCACGCACGTGCTGTTGCCGGTGGGGGTGCTGGCCCGGCGCGCGGATCTGGTGGCGGTGATCGGCGCGGCGTTGGCGCTGGCCGCGACCGGGTGGGGGCACCGACGGGTCGCCGAGCGGGTAGGTCGGGCGGCGGGAACGGTGCGCGGCTGGCTGCGCCGGTGGCGGGCCCGGGCCGAGGGGCTGCGCGTGGAGTTCACCGCGCTGGCGGCGGCGCTGGATCCGTTGGCCGCGATGCCCGATCCGGCCTCGTCCGGGACGGGGGATGCGGTCGCGGCGCTGCTGGCCGCGGCGGCAGCGGTGACCCGGCGCTGGGCCGCGACGGTGGACGGGTTGTCGCCGTGGGAGCTGGCCGGCGCGGTGACGTCCGGGCGGCTGCTGGCCCCGCCGAGCTCGACGGAGTCGATCAACACCAGATGCCCCTGGTGAGGTGATCACTCCGGCCACGACGCTCCGCGCGGACGATCTTCGACCGCGACAGAGGAGTGATCGGTGAGCCAAACCGACAACGACGCACGCCGCCGAGCCGAGCGGGCCCGGCGGGTGGCGCTGTTTCGCTACGAGTTGATCCAGGAGGTGATCGACCCGACGCTGACCGCGCGCCAGCGCGGGAAGCTGGTGCGCGAGCTGGCCGAACGGGCGCATCCGGGCCCGTTCGCCGAGCCGGTGCAGGTCACCCGGCACACCATCGACCGGTGGGTCCGGGCCTGGCGGGTCGGCGGGTTCGAAGCGCTGGTGCCCCAGCCGGCCAAGGTCACTGCCCGGACCCCGCCCGAGGTGCTCGCGACGGCGGCGGCGCTCAAGCGGGAGAACCCGGGCCGCACCGCCGCACAGATCACCCGGATCCTGCGCGCCCAGTCCGGTTGGGCCCCCAACGAACGCACCCTGCAGCGCCACTTCGAACGCCTCGAGCTGGGACTGATCGTCGACGAGGCCGGCCACGAGCAGCGGCTCACCGCGGCCCCGGCGGCCTTCGGGCGCTTCGAGGCTGACCGTCCCGACGAGCTCTGGGTCGGCGACGCACTGCACGGCCCGCAGATCGCCGGGCACAAGGTCTACCTGTTCGCGTTCCTGGACGACCGGAGCCGGGCGGTGATGGCCGCCCGGTTCGGGTTCTCCGAGGACACCGTGCGGCTCGCGGCGGCGCTACGCCCGGCGCTGGCCTCGCGCGGAGTCCCCGAAAGCATTTATGTCGATAATGGTTCAGCGTTTGTCGACTCGTGGCTGCTGCGCGGCTGTGCCAGCCTCGGCATCAAGCTGGTCCATTCCACCCCGGGCCGACCCCAAGGCAGGGGAAAAATCGAGCGCTTCTTCCGCACCGTCCGGGAGCAGTTCCTCGTCGAGATCACTCCCGATCGGGCCGCCGAGATCGCCGATCTGGCCGAGCTCAACCGCTTGTTCACCGCCTGGGTCGAGACTGAGTACCACCCCCGCACCCACTCCGAGACCGCGGGGTCGCGCCGATGGCGCGCTGGCTCGACGGGCTGGCTTCCCCGTTGCCGCGGCCCACCCCCGCGCAGCTGCGCGAGGCGTTCCTGTGGTCCGAGCACCGCACCGTGGCCAAGACGGCCACGGTCTCGCTGCACGGCAACACCTACCAGGTCGACGAACTGTTGGTCGGGCGCAAGGTCGAGCTGGTGTTCGACCCGTTCGATCTCACCGAACTGGTGGTGCGCTATTCCGGGCGCGAGTTCGGGACCGCGGTCGCCCACCACATCGGGCGCCACGCCCACCCCAAGGCCCGCCCCGAAATCCCCGACACCACCCTGGAACCGACCGGGATCGACTACCTACGGCTGATCGACACCACCCACACCGAACGGCTCGAAGGTCGTATCAACTACAGCGCTCTGCTCGAGCGCCACCACTCCAATACGCCGGTCGAACCAGAATCAGTCGAACTCACCATCCCGGAACTTCAGGCGCAGGAGACTCAGGATGATTGACCAGCTCAGCGGCTACTTCGGATTTTCCCGCACCCCATTCGGCCGTGACCTCGCGCCGGGAATGCTGCATCGTCACCACGCCCACGGCGAAGCGGTCGCCCGCATCCAGTGGTGCATCGGCGAACACGCCCTCGGAGTGATCACCGGCGAGGTCGGGGTCGGCAAGACCGTCGCGGTCCGCGCCGCGCTGGCCGGCATCGACCCCGCCCGCCACATCGTCATCTACCTCGGCAACCCCGACGTCGGCACCCGCGGGATCCAGCACGCCATCGTCACCGCCCTCGGCGGGGTTCCCCGCCCGCACCGGGCCACCCTGATCCCGCAAGCCCTCGACGCGCTGGCCACCGAGTACGCCGAGCGGGGCCGTGTCCCCGTCGTGGTCCTCGACGAAGCCCACCAGCTCTCCCACGAGCAACTCGAGGGGGTGCGGATGCTCACGAACCACGACATGGACTCCAGCAGCCCGCTGGCCTGCCTGCTCGTCGGCCAACCCACCCTCCGCCGCAAGATCAAGCTCGGGATGCTCGCCGCGCTCGACCAGCGCATCGCAGTGCGCTACCACCTCGGCGGCATGACCGGCGACGAAACGGTCAGCTACCTTCGCCACCACCTCACACTGGTCGGCCGCTCGGACACACTGTTCTCCGACGACGCCGTCTCACTGATCCACACCACCAGCCGCGGCGCGCCAAGGGCGGTCAACAACCTCGCGCTGCAGTCGCTGCTGGCCGCCTACGCCGCCGACAAGACCATCGTCGACGAGTCCAGCGCACGCACCGCCGTGACGGAGGTGACGACAGAATGACCACCACCGCGACAACCTGACCACCAGCCCCGCCCGGCACCCAGCCCGGCGGGGCTACTCATGTCGCACGGTGAACATCGCGGACGTCACCGACATGGACACGACGAACGTCGCGCAACAGTCATTCTCAGGATCGTTCAGCTTGCAGAACGTGGACCAGGCTTCGTCCAACTTCTTCTGGGTGGCTCGGTTGAGAGTCCCGTCAGGGCGAAGACCGAGGAGACCACCCGGCGTGTCGGAGGCCATCGACTCGTGCTTCGGGGTGTAAGGCTGCTTACGGAGGATCCAACCGCGACCGCCGGAAGGAAGCTCGGACTGAAAGGTGTAGATCCAAGTTCCGAGGTCGTCAGACCAGTAGCGGTACGCAGTGTTGGCAGGGGAATCGTTACGCAAGAGAAAGTCCTTAAGAGAAGGGACGAGCAAGGGATTGCTTGTCCCGGTTAGGGGCGGACCTTAAGGACGAGGGAGGAAGCCCGTGGTTGATTCGCGGCTTCCGTCCCTCTGAAAACAACGGGGTGGTCCGGGGCGTGTAACGTGTTCAGTGCCGGTAGCGATAGGGTGACCGTGAACGAGTTCTGGAAGGCTGTATCCAAGGCCCAAGACAAGATCGAGAAGGCTGCCGAGAAGGTTCAGGATCAGGAGGACGGTCAGCTTCTACTGTTCCAGTACCTTGAGGCGCGTACCGGAATCAGTGAAGCGATGAACGAACTTCACGAGACCGTGATCAAGCGGCTGAGGGACCTCGACCCGATGACCCACAAGACCCTGACTCAGGCCGGCTCCCCTCCTCCACTGGTGGCTTCGGAGGGGAAATACCTGGTGGAGCAGTTCGATGAAGAAGGCGAACTTGAGCGGAAGCACTGGGTCGACAACCGGTACGAGGCTGTAGTCCTGGTGAAGGCGTTCACCGACTACCTCGAACACGACGGAGAAGGTCTTCGACTGATGGCCTCCGGCGAGAACGATCATCTTCTCGCTGAGGGTCAGCGGTTCGTGGTGACCAAGCTGTAGTGCCGGACTGGGGGAGTGTTCCAGACTGGATCGCGGCACTGGGGTCAGCAGGTGCCCTGGTCGCCGCGATCTTCGCCGTGGTCTACGCCAAGAAGGGATTCGGTCTACAGCAAGACGAGATCCGAGAGCTCCAGCGTGATAAGCGAGCTGATCAGGCTTCTCAAGTAGTCTCCTGGGCGGAGAAGGACACCCCGAACTTCTACCGGGTCAAGCTGGTCAACAACTCCAGTATCCCGGTTTACCTCGTGTACTTCTGGCTGACCGATGGAACAGGCGCACGCCGTGGAGGTACCCGGGTTGGATTACTCCCACCCGGTACCTCGGTGGAGCGAGTGGGCCCCGTCAGGTGGAGAAGCACGCTGTACTCCGAGATGGCCTTCGTCGACAGCCACAACCGTTACTGGCTGAGGTCATTCAACGGGAACCTGGACGAGATCGAGCCGGGCGAGTGGGTGGGCCGCACGGGTCGAGCATTTACTGATGAAGACTGAAGGGCCGGGCCGTGCTGTGCAGGGTTTGCACAGCACGGCACTCTCCCAGATGACTGAAATCCGGTCATCTGCTAAACCCCCCCGTTCCGGTACCCCTCGGAACCCTTCTAGCTTCTCGCGGTCACTCGAAGCTGGTTAGGAGGTTGAGGACAAGGTCGTAACCCCAGTGGAGACCTTGTACTCTTAGAACTACTACTCTCTTCTTCTAGAGTAGTAATCTCTATATTAGTGGGTACCGTTCTGGGGGGGGTTTATACGGTGGGGTTTAGCTTCGTGAGGGCACTCAGCTGAACCACTGCGGCACCGTCGGCAGGTAGGTGGCGCGGTTGGAGTTGTTCCTACCGCCCTTGCCGTTGTCCACCCGCCGGAAGAACCCGAGGCGACAGGCTTCCTTCATCCAGTCACGGGCCTTGTTCTCACTGAGCCCGGTGAACATCGCCAGGTACGCAGCGGTCAGCTCCTTCTTGGTGTCCGGGAACTCCGTTCCGTTGCTCACGGACTCCAAACCGATTTGCAGGTGAGCGTCGAAGGCGACCAGACGAGCGTTACCCTTAAGTGAGTGGGACGAGCGAATAGCCTTCATGTGCTCCGCTTGGGACGCCGGCTTGCGCCAAGGAACTTGGCCGCCGTCGTCTGCTGGCTCCTGCTTCTTAGGCCCCGGTGAGGTCTTCTTGGCCCGCCTCGGGTTTGCGATAGGATCTACTGCCCCATTTGGGACAGCAGGAGTACGCGAAACTACCTGAGCCTGCTGTTCAGCTTCCCTGGCTGCCTGCTGCTTCTCAAGCTCCTCCTGGAACTCGTCCGAGAAGGGGTCCTTACCCTTAAACTGCTTGCGATCCATTGTCTTATCCTTTTATCTTAGCGTCAGTCAGTTCTCGATGGAGTACAGAAGGTCGAGGAAGTCCGACCTTCTGATGTAGGGCGAACGGGTGTCCTTGTCATACACCGTGATGTCAAGACTCTCAAGCAGCGGCTCGATCTTGTGCCGAGGATGGTCAAGATTCGAGCAGAGCTGCCAGACGTACAACCGGTTGTGTTCGGGCACCATCAGAACCACCCTGCGAGCTGAGCCCCGGCGAGCGGGATCATGATGGAGTAGAACGGGATGCTGAACGGGTAGGTCCAGTAGAACTTCTTAGCCTTAGCCAGACTCACCGACGGGGAAAGAGTCTTGGTTCGCTTCACTTGACGTAGTCCTTGTTCGTCTTGGGGTCGTTCTGAGGGGTGTAGCGGGAATAGCGAGACACAGCGAGCTGGCCCGCCGGGTCTATACCGACAGACTGTGCGTGGTCCCGGATGGCAGGGACGTCGTAGAACTGCTCTCCGAGAACTCCGGTGATACGGAAGTCGTTGAACCGGATGTGGAGATCGGCCTCGTCCTGGTGAGTACCGACGAACGAGGCGAGGACCTGGAGCCTTCCTCCGAACTGGTCCCGGTGAAGCTCCTGAAGCCGGCGGTAAAGATCTACTGCCCGCCCGATCTTCAGCGAGCCCTGGGGAGTCTTCAGGATGTAGATCGAAGTAGGAGTGTTCGCTTCGAGTACTGCCTTGTCTGACTTGTAGAGCTGCCGGTTCGTGACCTCGATCCGGCAGTCCTGGCAAGCGAGGAAGCCGTCCTTGGTGATCTGGACAGCCTCGGTAGACCCGCACATCCGCGGCGAACCGTACTCGTTCCCCGAAGGTGAGCCCGGATTCGAGTCATCGATGATGCGGGTGCAGACGTTGTTCATTAGGAATCCTTTTAAGGTGATCGGATTCCCACCTGGGGTTGAGTACTACGGTTGCGTACTCACTTCCGTTTCGCAGTCAGAGCTTCCTGAGATGACTGTGAGGCGCGTCGGCTAGCCTGTCCCCCTTCTAACCAGTACGTAGGGGTGACCGCAAGGGGTTGGTCACAAAGGGCTCGGGAACCTCCGACCCCTTCCGGTATGTACGTACGGGCGCGGTTGGAGGGTTGAGCGCATTTTCAAGATCAAACAAGCAGGATTTCACTCGTTCAGCCTAAGACTCTTGTGCTATTCTAGACAGATGATACAACTCGATACGTTCAAGAACTGGACCGACGAGCAGGTGCTTCATCGGTACAAGTCCCTCGTGATCCAGTCAGAACGGATGCGTACGGATCAACGAGAACTGGCCCGAGTGATCCGGGAAATCCGGAGACGACGTCTGGTAGTTCGGTGACCGTCTTCTCGGTTGAGTCTGATCGTGTCGAAGGGCTCTACGGAACCAGGGAAGAAGCGGAGCGGGCGGCCGAGGAGTATCGGGAGGCTGAACGCACCGAGCACGAGATCCCGGCAGTGTCCGTTTGGGGGTACGAGCTAAACCAGGGGCCTGGACGGCTCGTAACAGTTTATCCACGGCGGAACGCGAAGCTGATGGAGCTCACCCTCGACGAACTTCTTACTCGTGACCGCGAACTCCAGGCTGGCCCGAGCAAAGAACGATCCGCACTGGTGGCCGAGATGAGGAAGAGGTTCGATAAGGAAGGTTGGCGGAGGTTCCAGGACCAGTTAATCGCTCAACGGGAGGACTGATTCGCTCCTCCTCCCTCACCCTGTACGTAGGGGCGCGCTTCAGCCGAAGCGCGCACACGAGTCTTGAGCTTCACTCGTTCGGAGCAGCGGGACAACTGAACAAGATTTTCAACAACTGTAAATCTGAGAGCGAAAAGACCCGGGGGTAGGGTAACTACACCCCCGGGTCTTCTCATGCCCTCTGCGGGCCGTCTGAGGGGGTATTACGCGTACTTCTGATCCAAGCCCATGGAGCGGTGAGCCTCCACAGCACGAGCCGCAGCACCGGAGGACCCATACCTCTGAAGCATCGCTCTCGACGACCAGCCGGCAAGTCTTTGTAGATCGCCTTCCGAACCGCCGGCAGCGAGCCAGTCATGCGCGAACTGGTGACGGAACCTGTGCGGGTGAACCCCCTTGACCCCTGCCAGTGCCCCACGCCGGTGCAGAGCCTGCCCGAGCGTGGACACCGTCATCGGACCCTTCTGGCTCAGGAACAAGGACTCACTGTCGACCTGCCTGGCGCGGAGGTAGCGACGGAGGGCCAGGGCGGGTTTGTCCCCGAACACCACAGTCCGGAACTTCCTACCCTTGCCGTACACCCGGATGGTCTGAAGATCGAAGTCGACGTCATCCAGCGTGAGCCGGCAGAGCTCGGATGCTCGGAGGCCGGTGTCCAGGAGCAGACGGATCACAGCGGTGTCCCGCAGGCCCGTGATCTTCCGGCCCTGCTTGCAGGCGTTCAGGAGCTTGGAGACCTCGTCCCGGGTCAGCAGGGGTACTTCCTTCTCCGGGACGAACGGCGCCTTCAGCTTGTCGAAGGGCGACCGCTCGATGATCTCCTCCTCGACCATCCACTTGAACCAGGCTTGCAGGCAGCGGTAGTGGTTCGCGGTGCCCGCCGGGGAGTAGCCAGCGTCGATCCGGTGGGCGAGGAAGCCCTGTAGGTCCCGCTTCGTAAGGCCGGAGCGAGCACCGCACCAGGCGACGTAGCACCGGGCGGTGGACAGGTAGCCCGTGATGGTGCTCGGTGCCTTGTTGGCGATGGTCAGGCTGAGCTTCCAGTCGTCTACCAGCGAAGCGTCCAC